AGCAATTCTTGCTTTGCGCGAACTAAGAGACATGCTAAGAGGAGTCCATGATGGATCTGTTTCAGTTAAATGGGATGGCGCCCCTGCTATTTTTTGCGGCACTGATCCTACTGACGGTAAATTCTTTGTTGCAAAGAAAGGTATCTTTAATCAATCGCCAAAGGTTTACAAAACTAATAACGATATTGATAATGATACTTCTGGTGATCTCAGTGCTAAATTAAAATTAGCATTAAGATATTGTGCTACGTTAGGTATTAAAGATGTTATCCAAGGAGATTTTTTATTCAGTCCTGGAGACGTTAAAACAGAAGTTATAAAAGGTGAAAAGATGATAACCTTTCACCCTAATACAATTGTGTATGCAGTTCCAGCTAATTCAGCAGCTGCAAAGGAAATAAAATCTGCTAAGATTGGAGTAGTATGGCATACAACATATACTGGAAATACATTTGAAAGTATGAAAGCATCGTATGGAGTAAACGTAAAGGCATTAAAAAAGTCTAAGCATGTATGGCAACAAGATGCGATGCTAAGAGATTTAACAAAAATTACAATGACAAAAAAAGATACGGAGATGGTCAATGAATATCTTAGCCAAGCTGGGTTCTTGTTTAACAAGATCGCCGGTTCAACACTTAGACAACTCGAACAAAATGAAGAGCTACAGAGGCTCATTGAAACATACGGAAACACCTTTGTGCGAAAAGGCCAAGTCATTGGAGATACAGGAAGACATGTATCTGGCCTCATTAGGTGGATTCAAAACAAACACAAAGCAGAACTTGACAAACTCAAGACAGAGAGAGGTAAGACAAATAAAAGAGTAAAACAAGATATAATAATGTCTTTCTTTTCTTTAAAGAATAAGGCTTCATTAAAATATATGTTTGATTTACAGAAAGTTATTGTTCTTGCGAAATTAAAACTTATAAATACTCTTAATAAAATAGGTAATGTTAAAACTTTTGTTAAGACTCGTAATGGATTTAAAGTAACTGGAGCCGAAGGCTTCGTTGCAATTGATAAACTTGGTGGTGACGCGGTGAAAATTGTTGATCGTATGGAGTTCTCATACAACAACTTTTCACCAGATATCTTAAAGGGATGGGACAAACCGGGAAGAAACTAATATGGCAGTAAAATTTAAAGACTTTTTAAATGTTGACTATACTGGAACAAAGGATGGTCAATTAGCTAAGAACGCCAAAAAGCGTAAGAAAGACTCTGGAGAAGCAACTACAGAGGAAATAAACAAATGTAATTGTGAATCAAATTGTCCTTGCGAAGGAAAATGTGGTGACAATTGCAATTGTGGACCTGATTGCGCAAACGTATCTGAAGCTTTAACTATGGCTCAGCGAAGAGCTAAATCACGTGTTATGAAAAAGTATAAAGCACGTTTAGCCGTAGGTAGAAAGAAAGCAGCTGTTAAAGCACCTAATGCTAAAGTAGTAGCCAGAAGGGCTCGAAAAGCAGCTAGGAATGCTATAGCAAAGAAATTAACTAAAGGTATTAATAAAGCAGATCTCACTCCCGCACGTAAGGCAGAAATAGAAAAGCGTCTAGATAAGATGGCTCCTAGAGTAACCCGCCTTGCAAAGAAGATGCAACCAGGTATTAGAAAAGCAGCTTTAGCAAGACGTAAATAAGCGGGAAAGTGTTTTATGATTAACAGATTTAGCGAATTTCTTGTCGAGGAAGAAAAGACCGTATTCTTTACATTTGGTCGTATGAATCCTCCGACTATTGGTCATGGTAAATTATTAGATAAACTAGCTAGTAAAGCAGGCCGCAATTCTTATAAAATTTATCTTTCACAATCACAAGATAAAAATAAAAACCCTCTACACTACAAAGATAAGATTAAGCATGTTAGGAAAATGTTTCCGAAGCATGCTCGATCTGTTATAATCAATTCAAAAGTAAGAACAGCTATTGAAGTTCTTACTGCATTATATAATGAGGGTTATAAAAGAGCTACAATGGTTGTGGGATCAGATAGAGTAAATGAATTTGATATATTAATGAACAAGTATAATGGTAAAAAATCAAGACATGGTTTTTATAACTTTGAGAAAATAATGGTAATATCAGCAGGAGAAAGAGATCCAGATTCTGAAGGAGCATCAGGTGCTTCTGCTACTAAGCAAAGACAATCCGCAAAAGATAATAACTTTACATCCTTTGCTCAAGGATTACCCAATGCTGTTTCGAATGCTAATGCTAAACAATTGTTTAATGCTGTTCGAAAAGGTATGGGATTAAAAGAACAAGCTGATTTTAAAAATCATATACAATTAGATAAAGTATCAGACCGAAGGGAAGCATTTATAAAAGGTAACTTATTTGAAACTGGAGAACAGGTAATAATTAAAAAGACTAATGAAGTTGGGACTATTACTATTCTTGGTTCGAATTATGTTATCGTTGAAACGTCTAATAACAAATCGAGACAATGGTTAGACGCTGTCGAAAAGATAGAGGAGAAAAAACTAACACCTAATGAAAAAAAGAAGAGGGAAGAAGTTGCCAAAGCTATTCACAGAGACGACCCAACCATGCCTATGGACAAGAAAATGGCTATTGCCACCTCAGTAGCCAAAAAGGCTGTAGAAGAAACCCAATATAATGAAAATGTTCGAGATACGGTCCAAGCAACAAAATTACTCGTGAAATTTTATAAAACAAGAAAAGATGAAGATGCATTTAAAGCAATAAAGTTTGGTTGGTCATATATCCAAAATCCACAATGGCGTAAAGCAATAGTTATTTTAGTAAAAAATATTGCAAGAATGCATGGTCACAGAGATTGGAAAGGAACTGTGGAGTATATAAGAAAAAATACAGGAGTGGATATTTCAAACTATCGTCAAGATTGGAATCGAGTAAAGGGTGGTTATACCTTTACTAAATTTATTCCAGAAGAATCTACTGATAGATGGTATAAGAATCAACCTGAATGGGGAACAGATGAATCTACGGCTAAAGCTAAAACAATAACACCAGGTGAAAAAGGCCTTGAAAGAGCCTCTAAAGTTATGAGAAATAGATTAGTTAAAAAGCGTAAGCAATCAGAATCTACAAAATTTACAAAGTTAATCCGGGAATCTTTATAATGGCAGAAATACATCAACATTTCGATCAGGAAACTATCAGAGAAAAATATTATATTTATTTTAATATGTTTGACCCTATTCCCAAAGATGTAAGTGAGGGTACTAAAAAATATAGAATGAAGAATAGAAAACTTGAAGTATTAAATATATTTTATTTCTTATTAAATATGACAGATGAAGACTTTGAAAATCTTAACATCATTGCCAGAGATGAACATTGGTATCCATTACCACCTGAAACTGATGGCAGTAATGTAAGAATTCGAATAAGAAAATCAAATTATTTAAGAAAGGCTCTAAAGTCCGTGAAGCCACATTTAAAAGATAAGTTTCATAAAACACTTAGATATACTCCTGAATTAGATCCTGATGTAGTAAAAAGATTATGGTTTAAACCTACATATGGAGAATACGAAATTTGTAATGATAAAGATTATGATGCGATACACGGACCAGGTGCAGGAGTATTAAAATATGAATCTGAAGAACGATTAGAAGCTATTGTAAAAAATATTAAGCATCCATATTATAAGGTTGCTAAAACGATGCTTAAAGATTATTATCATGGAACAGGTTTAAAAAGGGAGGCAGTTATATGAAAGAACAAGTTTCAAAGCTCGATAGAATTAAAAGAATGATCAATAAAGAAAAAGAACGTGATGCTACTAAGCATATGAATATGAAGAAGCGAGCAAAAATATCAGATATTAGAAATTCTAAAACCAGATAAATATAGGTTAGTAGATGGCCCAGCCAGAGTTAAAATTAAATACAGGAATTAAGCAGACCATGAGTATGGAAAAACGTCTAGATAAAATAGAGTCAAAGATAGATAAGTTAGCCGATGCCATGGTTTCAATAGCTCGGGCTGAGGAAAAATTACATGTAATGGAAGAAAAATATAACCATTCATATGATAGAATGAACCGATTCAGTCAAAAACTGGATGATATAGAAAATAAAGTAACCACCAACGCTCAAACGGTTGGCGTAATCAATAAGCTGTTCTGGGTAGCTATCATAGCTGCAGCTGGAGCATACGCAGCCCAACTTTGGATGTAAAGGAGACAAAACATGAGCAATGAAATCATGCGTAAGTTGGCTGACGCTTATAAACAAGTCAACGAAAAGAAGAAAAAACTTGATCCTGTAGATAAGGACGAGTTAAAAGGATCTCATGCCGATCGTGACGATAAAGATATTGATAATGACGGTGATGCTGATAGCTCTGATGAGTTTCTTCATAAGAAAAGAAAAGCTATTTCTAAAAATATGAAGAAAAAAGGTAAAAAAGGTGATGAAGAAGTAGTTATGAATCCTAAAATTGGTAAAGAAGACGCTAAAAAAACCGATGCTATGGAAGAAACATTACCACCTGTTTATGCTAGAATTCTAGAGAAAAGAAAGCATGGTAAAGAAGGCACTCCACCAGAAGATTGGAATGAAAAGGAAAAAAATAATAAAGGGGCTATGGATATGAAAGCTGATATGAAAGCTGGGAATCCTATTATAGTTGATAACCCTGAATCTAAAAAGATTGAAAGTCCAAGTAAAAAAGCTCCTTTGAGAAAGGGAGATAATCCACAATCTGATAAAATACAAATCCCAGCTGATACTACAAAAGCTGGATAAGAAAGGATAGAATAATTATGGCTATAAAACCCCCTGCATGGTGCAGCTTCGCAGTTCCTACTCAAAGAGGATGGGAAGACCCTCATAGTGGTGAATTATTAGTTTCGTCTAGACATAGTCAAGATCAAATAAATGAATGGCATGGCATACCTACTTCTACGCCTATGAAAGAAGCAGCTGCTGTCGAACCTGAATTATTGATAGAAGAAGGTGAAGATGATGATTTAGGATCTATGGGCCCTGACTTAGAAAATATGACTAAAAAAGAATTAGAGGCTCTAGGTAGAGAACATGGCGTTGAGTTAGATAGACGCAAATCTAAAGTAGATTTAGTTGAGGAACTTAGAGAATTAGGTATTGATTAAACTGTCTAAATAAAGTAAAATACTTTAGGATGACAAATGCAATTATTTGATACTTTAACTGACGAAAATTTATTATTATATGCTGCGAAAAATTATTATAAACCTAATTGCGTTGACGCAGAAGAATTTTATAATGATATGAAACGATTTATGTACCTAAAAAGATTATTCAATAGGTATGATAAAACAGGTGAATTATCTGAAAGACTTATATTAAATCATTTAATAGTTATATTTAATGTATTTGATATCAAACCGAGTCTTAAGATGTTAGAGTATCATATAGACAATAGGTATTGGTATATTTTAAAACCATTTTTGATCTATTTAAAATATATTAAAAATGAGGAATATACTAACATAGAAATGGATAAAGAAGTTGTAAGCAGATTAAGGAAAATTTAAATGGGTATATTAAAACGCGCAGGTGATCTAGTATATACCTTTCGCTTTCTTCGATTGCTAACAACGCCCTTTGAAGAGACTGAAGCTTTTAAAAAGGGTATAATAGATAAAGATGGAAAAAGGAGAAAAGAATTTACATTAAATACTATGGATAACAGAGATGCTTACGGTGATTATTATACTCCGTTTCATAGATTAGTATTTAATATAAAAAAGATAATGGCTAAAGCTCCAGGCGGTGGTTCTAGGCTCGCTTCATATGCTGCAGCACTATATCTTTTAAAAGAACAATTTGGCATATCTGATACAAAGATTAAACAAGGTATGTCAGAATTAGGAATAGATCCATTAGATTTTTTAGAAGAAAAGTCTAGTTGGTTTATATTAGAGAATGATAAATTGGCACCGGGAACTTATAAAGTATTAGAAAGTAAACTATTGAATTCGACATTAGATGAAATTGTAAGACCAAGAGATAGAATTCGTATCGATGAAGATTGTTTTCCAATAAGTGATGTTTTTGGGTTAAATATATATAAAGCGACGCATATTAAAACAAATCAACCTGTTTATGTTACTGTAGGAGAATTAGCAAGATGAAACAGTTTAAATCTTATGTAGAAGACGTTAGAGATCTACCTAAAGATAAGAGACGGGCGTTACAAAAAGCTGCTTCAACGGCTTCTAAAAAAGTAACATTAGCCGGTCCTGGTGGATCAAAAATTACAATGAAAAAAGACGGAGAGTCTTGGAAAAAACAAGAAGAAGGTACCGGTCTTTCAAGAGATACATTATCTAGTTATTCAGCCAAAGCTTCTGATGCAAGGCTTCATAAAAAACTTCCAATTAAAAAAGTTGATAATAGATATGCTGGAGTTGCAAAGGCTTCAAAACATCTAGATGACTATAATAGTGGTAAGATAAAAGCCAAAGAAGGTAAAGCATATGGTCCAACTGGATTAAGTTATTATGTACCATCTGGTCATAAGGATGAAGTAGATCCTAAAACTGGACGAAAGAAATCTGAAATGACACCGTTAGCTAAAAGAAAACAACAGGCTATTTTGAGGAAAAAACCTAATCCTGTTAATGTTTCTAGCGCGGGTATAAAGAAGGCGGCAAAAGATGTTGTAAGCCAAAAAGAATCTATGGAAGATGAACATTTAAAGAACGCCCAAGCTGCCTATGATAAGTATAAAGGCTCACTTGGTAATATTTTTAAAAAGCATGGATTTAAAAGACCTACTAAGGCTTCTCAAAATAGACAAAAAGAATTATCTAAAAAAGACCATAATAAACTAAAAAAATTAAAAGTTAAAATGGGTGAAGAGTGGAGACATAATGAATTAAAACTCTTAGAAGATCTTAAAGCATTAACTAAGAAACATAATATTCGAAATACTACTGAAGATGAAGAAGAATATATTAAACATGAAGGTCCAGATCATCATAAAGAAATGATGAAGCATCATCAAAATGCATCGAATACGCATCAAGAAAATGGTCAAGATAAAGCTGCTAATGCACATGCAGCTGCTGCAGACGCACACCACAAAGCTATGAAAGCTTATGGTAAAGTAAATCATTCTAGTACAGAATTTACTAAACATGATGAACATGCAATGGATGCAGGAGAAGCCGCACATGATCACACAGCAAGAGCTATAAGAAGTTCTAAAGTGGCTTCAAAGGTATCAGAAGATTTATCTGAAGCAACTGAATTTGGCCAGACACGATGGGTTGCCGTAAATAGATTTGCTGGTAATAAACAAATGGGTACTGGTGTTCAAATGACGGGTTTAAATGGTCAGGGTAGGTCTACTATGGATCTCTTAAAGCAAAAAGGTGCTTACTGTCAATTCCCGGTAAAAGATATTCCTAAAGTTATTAAAATGCTCCAAAAAGTATATTCAGATAAAGCTAAACCTGAAGATGAATAAATAATAGATACGGAAGTATAATAGGAGGAATAATGGAAACATTAACCACAATTAAAAAATGGGCATCATCACTGGCTGAAGTCGGCGTAAGTCTTGCTGCTCTAGCAATCATCATAGAAGTTCTAGGGCTAGGTAATATGCCTTTTATGCCTCAAGGATTAAGTGTAGTTGATAATGTCTCTGCGATGCTAGCAAGCCTAGGATCTCAAGGTATTATGGGATTAATTGCTGTATGGGTCTTATGGGCTATATGGCAGAGAAAGGATGCTTAATTGCAAAAATTCTTACAATATGATTCTACAAAGAAGCAGGACGAGGGTACAGGCCTAAGTCCTGCTTTGATGAATAGATATAAAAAAGCTGCTATGCAAAGTAGCTATGTACATAATCAACGATATGGTAGAATAGCTACAACATCTGGTCTAGGCAAAAAATATAAAGATGATAAATTAAAAAAACTTAAACAAACTATGGATAAAAGAGATAAAGGTTTAAATATGGCAGCTAAGAAAACAGGTGGCTATCACTATCAAAAAGAAGATGCCCAAGATCCCAATCATCATAAATCAGAATTTGAAAGACATGCAAAAAAACAATTAGGTCATAACTCAATGGCTAATTCAGAAGAAGCTGCTAATAATGATAAAGTAATGACTCATCATGAAGATAAAGAAGAGCATCATTTTGCAAAAGCTCAACATCATGCAAATGAATATCATAAATTAACTAAGAAGAAATTAACAATGCCTCCTAGGGCACATGAACACGAAGACCATGGTTATAGCAACGTAAATCACGGTAAATCGCATGGTATGTCTGATGATAGTCATTATGTTAAAGAAGCATTAGCTATAGCACCTTTGTTACCATATATTGCAACAGCCGCGGCTACAGCAAGTAGGATAAGCCCACAGACATATGCTCAAGCACCTTCAATGGTAGCTAAGAAAGCAAAAGATGTAGGTAAAGCAGCAAAGACTACTTATAAAAAATTTAAAGATACATGGAATAATAGAAAAGTATCAGGTGTCAAAGCTAATGAAGAAGTCATGACAACAGCCGATGCTGGTATTCCACAAGATACAAAGAATATGGGTAAAACAAGATTGCCTATGCATATTCTTAGACGTAAACTTGGTGTTCCTATAAACGTCACAGATCGAAGACGTAGAAAAGATAAACCCCCAGCAATTAGAAAGAAATTTCGAGCACAGACCTAATGGCTAGAATATATTTGACGATTATTATTATGGGTATTGTAGGCGGAGCAGGTTGGTTTGCTTATAATTACTATGTGACTACTCAAACTAGAATTGGAATACTAACGGCAAATAATGCTAAGTTAGAAACAGCCCAGAAACAAACTGCAGCTGAATTTGAACAATATAGAAATAAAGTTACAAAAGATATCGAAGAGTTTAAAGCAGAGTTAGTTAAACAACAAGAACTTAATAATGAACTCAACGACAATTTAAAGAAATCTGAAGAGGCTAATAAAGCTATAGCAAAACTATTAGCTAATACAGATATAATTAAAAATAGTCTTGCTGATCCAAAGGCAAGTGAGGATAAAATAAATGAAGAAGTTGATAACTTTTTCGGTGCTATTACTTGCGTTACTGATAATAAGTGCGTGCAGTCGAACCCCTGAGAAAGAAATAATAACAGTACCTACAGTAGTTGAAACACCTGAAATAGAAAAACCCACTATTCAGATTGTCCCAAGACCTGATCCTGTTATTATGAAAGACGCTGATATTGTTGTAATAACAGAATCTAATTTAGATGAAGTTATTGAACGTATTAAAGGTACACAGGGTGAATTTGTATTATATGCTTTAACAGCCTCAAGCTTTGAAGCACTTGCATTAAATTTAGAGCAAGTAAAAAGATTTATCGAGCAGCAAAATAATGTCATATTATATTATGAAAATAATTTAAAAGATGACCAAAAAGCCCCGTGATAAAACTTTAAAAATCCTATATACTATATCTAAAAACAACAATCAGAAATTAAACGCAATTCAGCGCAGGAGATAATATGCTTAAAGTCGTTCCAAATAATAAAGACTGGGATACCAGAAATATAATGTCACAAACTAAATTTTATGAAGGGTATTCGAGGTGGGACGATGAAAAAGACAGGTATGAAACTTGGGAAGAATCTGTCTCTAGAGTTATGAATATGCATAGAGATTATTATGCAAAGAAGATGACTCCTGAACTATCTCAATTGATTGATGAAGCAGAACATTTATATAAACTAAAATATTCTCTAGGAGCTCAAAGAGCATTACAATTTGGTGGAGATCAATTACTTAAACACCAAATGAGAATGTATAACTGTACATCAACATATGCTGATAGGCCACGGTTTTTTTCAGAATGTTTTTATGTTTTATTATGCGGAGCAGGCGCTGGATTCTCCGTTCAAAATCATCATGTTGCTAAACTTCCAACAATAGTAGAAAGAAAGAAACAAGCTAAAGGTTGGCAGGTAGAAGATAGTGTAGAAGGTTGGGCTGATGCATTAGGTGTATTATTATCTTCATACTTCACAAAGAATCAGCAATTTCCAGAGTTCTCAGGTCGTAAAGTATATTTTGATTTAAATGGTATTAGACCTAAAGGAGCAATGATCTCAGGTGGGTTTAAAGCTCCTGGACCTGAACCACTACGTAGAGCATTAGATAAGATAGAACATCTATTACAAGGAATAGTATTATCAGGTAGAGATAGATTAAAACCAATTGAAGTATATGATATTACTATGCATGCTGCTGATGCAGTATTAGCTGGTGGTGTAAGACGATCAGCAACTATATGTTTATTTTCCAAAGATGACGAGGAGATGTTAAATGCTAAGACCGGAAATTGGTTTATTGATAATCCTCAGCGTGGCCGTTCCAATAATAGCGCTGTTGTTGTTAGAGATGAATGCACAGAAGAAGAATTTAAAGTAATGATGAAATCAATAAAGGAATTCGGTGAACCCGGATTTTACTTTGTTGAATCTACAGAACATACTACTAATCCATGTGTTGAGATAGGAATGTATCCTCAAATAAATGGTAAGTCAGGTTGGCAAGGTTGTAATCTAACTGAAATTAATGGTGGTAAATGTACAAATAAAGAAGAGTTTTTTAAAGCTTGTAGAGCAGGTTCTATACTAGGAACACTTCAAGCTGGTTATACTGATTTTAAATATCTTGAAAATACTTCCAAGAAAATATTTGAAAGAGAAGCATTATTAGGAGTGTCTGTAACTGGGTGGATGAATAACCCAGATGTATTATTGGATGCTGAAATTCAACGGGAAGGAGCTGAAATTGTTAAAAAAATTAATAAAGAGGTTGCTGAGCTTATTGGAATCAATCCTGCGGCCAGGACCACGTGTGTTAAGCCTAGTGGAAACGCTTCGGTTTTATTGGAGACGGCTAGTGGTATCCACGCCGAGCATAGTCCTCGTTATCTACGCCATATTCAGTTAAATAAAGAAACTGAAGTAGGTCAATTAATTGCAAAGACCAACCCTTATATGGTTGAAGAGAGTGTATGGTCAGCAAATAATACAGATTATTGTGTAGGCTTTCCAATTATAACACCTGAAGGATCATTATATAGACAAGAATTATATGGAACTGATCTATTAGAAAAAGTAAAACTTGTCCAACAGAATTGGGTTGAAGCCGGGACTAATGTAGATCTTTGCGCGGATCCAACTGTTAGACATAATGTATCTAATACTGTAACTGTAATGCCGCATATGTGGCAAAAGGTAGAAAATTATGTATATGCTAATCGCCACTCATTCGCTGGAATATCTTTCTTATCTGGATCTGGAGATAAAGATTACGCCCAAGCTCCTATGACAGAAGTTTTATCAGAAGAACAAATAGTTACTAAATATGGTAAAGCAGCTTTATTTGCTTCTGGTTTAATAGTAGATACTCGTAAATCAGGGTTTAGAGATTTGTGGGAAGCAACTATGTATGCTCAAATGGACGCTGAACATAGAGGGGAAATAAGCGACCTAAATAAAGAATGGATAAGAAGGTTTAATAAGTTTGCTGATAATTACTTTATGAAAGACGCGGTAGAATGTGCTAATTGCTTAAAGGATGTCTTTTTATTACATAAATGGACAAAGATTCAACAAAACATTCAACCTATAGATTTTGTATCTCAATTAGATGAAAAAAGATTTACTGATATAGATACATTAGGTGCGGCCGCTTGTCAAGGTGGAGCCTGTGAAATAACTTTTTAGGAGGAGTTATGGAAGACAAGGAGTATTGGACGCAGTGTGTTGCTTGCGACACGGAAACACAAGTATTAGTAATCGATTCTAACGAAGCCCCGTTATTTTGTCCAATGTGTGGTTCTTCGATGGAATTCGAAGAAGTAGAAGAGGAAGAAGATGAAGGATAGTATAGTAAACGATAAATTTACCTGGGAACAAGCTACATGGTTAGCTAAACTATCTATGCATGCATATCAAGATGAGGAAGGATTTAAAAAAGGTGTTAAACCGACTGGGTGGAAATTAAAGTTCTTTGATTTTGGAGGGACTCAAGCATATGCATTAAATGGTAAAAAGAATTTCATATTAGTATTCAGGGGAACTCAACCGACTCAATGGGAAGATATAAAAGCGGATTTAAAGTTTAGAAAAGAACCATCTATATCTTTAGGTGGTAATCCAGAAGGAAAGGTCCATAGAGGGTTTAAAGAAGCCCTTAATCATGTTTGGGATGATATTAAAAAACATTTAGATGAATGTGATTATACAAATAAAAATGTAATAATTACAGGTCATAGTTTAGGTGCAGCACTAGCTACATTAGTTGCTGGAAGATTAAATCAACCTGCTATATCTTTATACACATTTGGATCTCCTAGAGTAGGCAATGCTAAATGGCATTCTTGTCAAAAATTTAAACATTATAGATTTAGAAATAATAATGATATTGTAACAAGAGTTCCACCTGCCTTTATGGGTTTTAAACATCATGGTGAATTAGAATATTTTGATTATAAAGAAATGGTTAATACAGGATCAGGTAATTGGTATATGCTCCGTAATTGGTTTATGGGAATATACAGATCATTATTCTCATTAAGAACTTGGGATAGTTTTAGTGATCATGATATATCAACTTACTATAAACTATGTAAATCCCAGATGGTAGATAATGACTAAATAGATTCATGTGGTTATATAATGGTAAAGAGTTTACAACAGCTCCTGAAGACTATCAAGGTTTTGTTTATGAGATTACTGAATTATCAACAGGTAAGAAATACATTGGTAAGAAGTTTTTTTGGAAACCTAAGATACTTCCTAAAACAAAGAAACGTAAAAGACGTGTTAAAACTCGTGTGGAATCCGACTGGATGGATTACTACGGTAGCAGTGAAACCGTCCGTAGAATCGCGTTAAATGAGGGCTATAGCGCCTTTAAACGCGAGATATTACGATTATGTAAGACTAAAGGTGAATGTAGCTATTATGAAGCAAAGCTACAATTTGAAAACGATGTATTATTAAAAGATGAATATTATAACGAATTTATTGGATGTAAAATACATTCTAAGCATTTAACGGGTTGACATTATTTTAAAAGTGTGGTATAATTATATTATGATTTGACCGACGGGTCGAATAGTGAAGTGCAAGGAAACGTGTCTTACCAAGAGGCATAACTTGATTGCTTAGGCGTGGTAGCCAGGTTCAAGGTCTAGCGACTGAGAATCACATCGCCCTACCGGGCGGAAGTAAGTTCCAGGGGATTTGGAGAATGGTATCTCGGTCGACCTGGTTGGAGGTGAAACCCAAGTCCTCCCTTCACACTTTAATTATGAGGATAGTATGATATTAATAGATTATAATGCAATTGCAATTGGGAATGTAATTACCCAGAAATTAGATATAGATGAAGATCTTGTTAGACATATGATTCTTAATAGTCTAAGAATGCATCGTGTTAAACATAAAGATAAGTTTGGTGAATTAGTTATATGTTCTGATGGTCCCCATAATTGGAGAAAAGATTTCTTCCCTCCTTATAAATTTAAAAGAAAAGATGCCCGTAAAGAATCTAAATTTGATTGGAATGAATTATTTCGAATTACTAATATGGTATTTGAAGAGCTACAAGAGAGTTTTCCTTATAAAGTAATATGGCATGATAGAGCTGAAGCAGATGATGTAATAGCAGCTATTGTAGAAAATACCCAAGAGTTTGGTCAAGGTGAAGATGTATTAATTATATCTGCTGATAAAGACTTTGCCCAATTACAAAAGTATAATAATGTGTCTCAGTGGTCTCATATGCAAAAGAAATGGATTAAAGAAGAAAGACCTCGTAGACAATTACAGGAATTGATTATGAAAGGTGATACCTCAGATGGTATCCCTAATGTTTTATCTAATGATGATTGTTTTATGGAAGGTGTTAGACAGACTCCTTTAAGACAAAAGAATTTAGATGAAATGATTAATCGATTGTCAGAAGTTACTGCTAATCTAACTAATACTCCTGAATGGTATCGTAACTATCTTAGAAATAAAAAATTAATAGACTTATCAGAGACTCCAAAAGACATTAAATCTGATATTATAAATAATTTTATGACACAGGATAAGTGGAATAATAAAAGTAAAGTATTTCCTTATCTTGTTGAAAAACGTTGTCGTAGATTATTAGAAGATGTAAGGGACTTTATATAATGGTTAATAAAACTACATATCAAACTTATGAAATTTTAGAAAAAATATCTAAAGCTAAAACTAAAAAAGAAAAAATCAAATTACTTCAAGCACAAGATAATAATTGGGCCTTAAAAGATATCCTGAGAGGATCTTTTGATGACGCAGTACAATGGAATTTACCACAAGGAAAAGTTCCATATGAACCGGCACCAGAAGATTCGCACCCATCTAATTGGTCACAACATAATCGTAAACTAGCTAATTTTGTAAAAGGTGGTCCTGGAACTAGAATGAAAGTTTTCGAAAGAGAAAAAATGTTTTTAGATATTTTAGAAAGTATTCATCCTAGAGATGCAGAACTAATTGAACAAATGATAAATAAAAAGTTAGAAGTAAAAGGTATTACTAAAAATTTAATTAAAGAAGCATATCCGGATTTAATATTAAAATAATGCCTACTTATAAGTTAAGAAATAAATCCACAAAAGAAAACTTCGAGGTATTCTGCACTTATGCTGAGTTACAAGAAAAACTTAAAGCAGATCCTGAGTTAGTCCACATGCTTTCCACTCCACAATTTGTAACTCAAACTGGTATGACTATTAATAAAACTAGTGATGGCTGGAAAGATGTATTAAGTAAAGTAAAGAAAAGTTCTGCAAAGAACAACACTATAAACAATTAGGAGAAATAAATGGCTTTTAAATTATCAAGTAGATCTAAAGGAAAGCTCGAAGGAGTTCATCCTGATATGGTGAAAGTTGTCGAGACTGCCATAGGCCTAACGAAAATCGACTTCGGCGTTACATATGGGGTGAGAACCGTTGAAGAACAGGAAAAGCTTGTTGCTTCTGGTCGTTCTCAAACTATGAAGTCAAAACATTTAATTCAAGATTCAGGATATTCACATGCAGTAGATGTTGTAGCCTATGATGGATCAGATGTTGTTTGGGAAATAAATGTTTATGATGATATATGTGATGCATTTAAGCAAGCAGCAGAACATCACGGTGTAGCTATTAAATGGGGAGCAGCTTGGTCTGAAGGTGATATTAGATCTTATCCCGGAACTGCAGAAGATGCTATGATGAAATATGTTGATTTAAGGAGAAGTCAAGGTCGTAGGCCTTTTATAGATGGTCCACACTTTGAGTTAATGTAATGGCAAAATATAATCGATTTGATTCTCGAAATAAGAAAACTGATCGACATAAAAAATTAGATCAAGTAAAGATACCTAAGATGCGTGATGTAAAAAAAGATGAACCACAACCCTATAGAATCAAATACTTCAGTAGCAAACAAACCTGATTTTATTTACATATACGAAGTAGATAGGCATTTAGAGCATAAACAAAAGCTTTTAAAATATATTGAAAAATATATTTCAGAGAAAAAAGATAAAGCATATTCACCTGAGGGTTATGCTTTTGATTATAAACAGGTACCTGGAGGGAAGCCAGAGTATCTAGAATATTTAAGAGATGTTGTTTGGCCATATATTAGTGATGTTGCTGATATATTTTATAGTTTTGCACCAAAGGTTCATGCTCCATGGTTTCAACAATATACTCAAAGTACAAGTCATGGATGGCACAATCATCCAGGGTCAGATTTTGCTTGTGTATACTTAGTAGAATGCCCTGACCCAAAAGAGGCTACAGAATTTTATGGTTATGGTAATTTTGGTGCAAAGGAGGGGAATATAATAATATTTCCTTCTTTCTTAATTCATAGATCACCGCCAATAAAAAGTAACCATAGAAAAACTATATTTGCTTTTAACTTTAGGACAGTTTATGACAAATCGAAAGACAAAATGCTTAACCATATTTGAACTTTTAAATAAAAGGTATGAATATGAAACCTTAGTCTCTGCTCGTAAAGGATTTAATCTACCTAGTTTACACGGTGATCTTGATAGTTTAAAATACTTTATAAATAATGGCTATAAGAGCAATAGATTCCGAAAGAACTATAAAAAAGCTCTTGAATTAGCAAGAGAAATTGTTGAATCATATGATGGATCTATGGCAAATATGGATTGCAGATTGGAGAGATAATCACGGCGTAGACACCATACGCTGGAAAACAACTGTAGGTATAGGAGATAGTTTATACGGTTTTAACATAGCCTATATGAGAGCATTTGTCAATCAAAAACCGACTAACTTAGAATTTCATTATCATTTCCCAAAAAATTATTATTATCATTATGAAGATCCAGAATCTGTTGATGCTAGGGCTAAGTATGCCCTTGATAGATATATGTGGAAGGATATTGTTAATGTTACACATGTTTATAATTCAACCGACTTCCAACTATATAATAAAAAATATTATGGTGTAAAAAGAGTAAAAGAATCTGACCTATATAGATTTTGGTCTTTTGATCCTAGAATCGATACCACATCTATTAATAATAAAATAGTATTATGGCGACCTACTTTTAATGGTGAACAGCAAATTAATGGACCTGGTAAATTTATATTATTAGGTCATGAATGGCAAAGATTAATAGATCGTTTAAAAGACTTTGGATTTGATGTAATTGAAATCGACTATAGAACACCTATAAGTGAAGTTTTTTATCATATAAGAACATGCGAATGTATTATAAGTTATGAGGGTATGTGGCATTATGTAGCTAAAAATTTCTTTAAACCACATATTGTTATTAGTGATGCTGCTATAACAAAATGGCATACACCACATGCATTAAGACTTAAAAACTTTTTTATAGACAGTGACTTGAAAAAAATACATTATTATATTAGATCAGCAGAAGAAAAAGCTTATAATTATAAACAACTATTTTTAAAATTTATAAATGGCTGGTAAATGCAAATAGACAGAGCAGTAATAGAAATTAATGGTGGGTGCAATTATACATGTAAGATGTGTCCTCAAACTACTCCTGAAGGTAAAACAGGAGCGAGAGGTAAACATTGGACTGGTAGAATGTCATTATTTGAATTTGAAAGATATGTTGCAGAGTGTGCTGAATACGGATTAAATGTTGTTAATTTAGATGGATCTGGTGAAGCTACTGTTTTACCTAATCTACCTGAATATATTTCAATAGTCAAAAAATATAATGCTAAAGCGGTTATATTCTCTAATGGTATGAGAATGTTCGGATCATTTATGGAAGAATGTGTAGATGCTGGTTTAGATTTTTTCAGATTTAGTATAATAGGATATGACTATGATACTTATAGTAAATGGATGAACAGTAAACATTTTTATAGAGTAATTAGTAATCTACATGAAATGAAAAGATATGTAGTTAAAAATAAATCAGATTGTGTAGTAGCAACTTATCATTTAATATTAGATAATAACAACATAGATTACGAAGTAGAAAGATATAAACGAATAGTTGATTCATCTAGAGCTGTAACAGAAATATGGAAGATGCATAACTGGAGCGGAGTATATGACCCAGAATACGATCGTAAAGGAAATAAAAAAACTTGTGGAAGACCTTTCTCTCCTGACCTTGTTATTAGAGCTGGTGGTTTGCATGGCTCCACTGGCGCTATTCATCCTTGCTGTCAAGTATTGGGACGTGATGATGAAGCTGTTTTAGGTCATGGTTCTGAAAATACTTTAAAGGAAATATGGTATGGAGATAAATATACACAATTAAGAAATCAACATAAATCTGGAGAATTCCCTAGTTTTTGTGTTGATTGCGATTTTTTAGTTGACGATCCTGAAGTTTTAGTGTATACTAATCATGATCGAAAAAACTATAAAATGTATGGAACAAAATTTAGTCTGGAAGATTATAGATGAGTCAGAATCTAATTATAAACAGAGACGATAAGCCTCAACTTGATAAAGATATTCCGCTATACTATGTTTTTCACCCTGAAAATGATATAGAAGATTATCCTGGTACAATAGATAGTATTCGGGCTCAGGGATTTTTTAATATAAAAGAAATACCACATGTTGTAAGGCAAGAAATAGAAGCAAAGAGATATGATTTTGAACCTTATGTAAACGATACTGGAGTTTTTAAAGATCCTGATAGATTTATAACAGAGTGGTATACATTTATTAGTATTTTAAAAAAGATCAGAGCAAGTAAAAAAGATAGCATCATTACTAAATTAGGCTCTAAGCCAAATAGAGGTGAAATACGTACAATTCCATCACCTGTAGATTTGATAAAAAAGAAGTTTTGGATTATTGGATTTGACAGAGTGTGGAGAGAACCTGCTGCCACCGTTGGACTTTATATACAACATCGAATTGCTAATCAATGGGTAGCAGAATTATGTCCAAAAGAAAAACCAGATCATAAACCATTTGATAGGCCTGTTGACAAATGGGTACAATTAAAATGGTATGAATATATTGAAGATGAATTAGGGGATATAAGTATGCAACGTAGGCTTCGTACTGGATTTAGATCTAATTTTTTTATGTTTAAGTATCGCCGTGAAGACTCCAAAGAAATATCCTAAAATTTATATGATAGTGATGAAAGATCATCCTATCTCCCAAATGTATCAAAAATTGGTAATGCCTTCGTGGGAAGGTTATAAAGTTTATCTTTTTAATGCCACTACACCTAAAGATTTAATATATGAAAAGAAATTAGAATTCGGATTGAAACAAAGACAAAGACCATTTACTGATACTGAAAAGGCAGTGTGGTATAGTCATTTTAAATTATGGGTTAAATGTTTAAATCAAGGACCGTTAATAGTTTTAGAACATGATTCTAAATTAAAAAAACCTTTACCAGATATGTCTAAAGAAGGATATAAATTTTTATCATATATGGATAGAGATTTTGGTACAACTGGTAATCATATAAGTGTTGGATCAGGATATTATATAACACCTAGTGCAGCTGAAAGATTAATATCATATGCTGTAAGTAACCCCATAAACGTTAATAGTGATGGTCATATAGCTAATATACTTAACTATAAGAAACAAAAAGCTATGAATGATTATTGGTATATTGAACAGATTAATATTGATGGTCTAAATACTATAGACCATAAAAATAAATATAGAAATTTTATTGGACAAGATTATGAAAAACTTGATTTATCAATACTACCTTCCATATGAAGCCTTTGATGCAGATATAGGTGGTATAGAAATGCCTGAATGGGCCCATTCAGGATCTAGATCTTGCCAAGCCTATGCTAAGCACTGTAATGCAGAATATGAATTAAATCATACTAGATATTTCGAACATTTAGATCCTAGATTAGATTCCCTTAGAGTTATATACGATCCATACTTTGATCAATTCGACAAAGTTCTTAGTATTGATTTAGATATGCTTATTGCTACTAGAGACAATATATTTGATCTTGATATAGAAGATGTAGCTATGGTTCATGAATTAGGATTGCATACTTCTACATCTGGTGGTTGGTTACGTAAAGTAATGGACTCTAAATTATCACAAAGAGGAATTATAGCTTATGGTAAACATTTATTTGGACCAGGCTGGATGTTTCCTCGATCTAAATTATATCCAAAAGAAAGATTTAGATATCTAAATGGTGGATTACAATTATGGTCTAAAGTAGGTAGATTAAAAGCTAGAGAGCATTTTAAATCAGTAGATAATTATGTTTTACATACAAGATATACAGAACAGATGTATATCAATCTTCAACTATCTCAACCGATATTTAAAGTCACAGAATTAGATACTTCATGGAATAGGAACTCGGCATACCAATGGAAAGATACTCCAGATGGTAAAATAAATCATTTCCTAGCCAGAGCTAAATTTACTATGCCTAAATTAGAGCAAATATATCATCATCTACTTCAGCCAAGGGAATAATATATGGCAAGATACTTAGAAATAGCTGCGAAAAATAAAAGAGGATTAAATTGGGATGCGGTAAGAGATGAACCTCATCCGGGAGTTATGGTATATGATATGACTAAACTTCCTATGAAAGGTATTGCTGATAACACTTATAATGGTGTATATAATGAACATTTTATAGAACATCTTACTAAAGAAGAAGGTATTAATTTCTTAAAAGAAATGTTGCGTATTATGCAACCTGGTGGTATAATAAGAACAGTATGGCCTCCAATGGATTTTGTAGATTATCTTAGAACTGACGAAGACTTAACTAATCATAAATTTGTTCAAGCCTATTATAATTTTTATGTTGTTAGACATAACTTTGCACCACCAGGTAATGAAGACAAATCTTTACAAGAACAATGTGCTCTAGGATTATTATATCAAAATGGAGAACATAAACATTTATGGTACAAACAAGAATTAATGGATCAATTAAAGGAGATAGGTTATTATGGAATTAGAAGTATGGCATATGGTGCTAGTATTGTTCCTGAGTTCCGTAATATTGATACTCCGGGGGAAATAAGAATGTTACATTCTGCTGTAGTTGAAGCTATGAAACCATGGTAAGTATTATAGTTGATTATTATAATGATAATCAGAAATTTGATTATTTCTGGTCACCTTTAATTCATAAACATCATGAAACTGAATTTATATTTGTAGATAATGAATCCTCGATTCCTTTAAAAGAAATAAGTCCAAAATTAGCTAATTTAAAAATATTTAATATACCTCATAATAAAAATAATAAAGTAGTACAAATCTTTGGAGCAAGACAAGCATCAAATAATTTAATATTCATTACAACAATTAATTATATACCAACATATCAAACTATGATATTACTACAAGGATTAAACGATAATACTATACTTTTACCGCATATACATAATACTAACAATGTAAGTAGTTCTTTTTCTGCACAGAAAACAAATTTCTTAAAAAGTTTAACTATTCAAAGTTATATTAAGACATATAAACCTACTATTTACTCTAAGTGCGGTGTATATGATATAACTAAGGAGACTTAATGAAAGTATTAATTACCGGCATGGCAGGATTTATTGGCATGCACACAGCCATAAAATTTAAAGAATTGGGATATAATGTTTCCGGATTAGATAATTTTAATCCATACTATGACCCTAGTTTAAAACGTGCCCGCGCTCAAAATTTATTAAAAAATCATAATATTCTAACTACTGAAGTAGATATAAAAAATAAAAAGCTTTTAGAGCATTTTATATTTGGAGCTCGACCTGATATAGTTATTCATTTAGCCGCTATGGCAGGTGTTAGATATTCCATGGATAACCCACAAGAATATATTGATAATAATGTAACAGGAACATTAAATCTTATACATGCCTGTGAAGAAACTGGAGTTAATAGAGTAGTATATGCTTCTACTTCTTGCACTATGCATGGTAATCCTTTACCTTGGAATGAGCAAGATAAATTAGGACATCAATTAAGTCCTTACGGATATACTAAACAATTAAATGAACATATGTTTCATATATCTAAAATACCAAATACTACTGGTTTAAGATTCTTTACTGTTTATGGACCATGGGGAAGACCGGATATGGCTCTCTTTACTTTTACAAATAATATATTAAAGAATGAACCAATTGAAGTATTTAATAATGGTGATATGAAAAGAGATTTTACATACGTGGATGATATAGTAGAAGGTATTGTTATAGCAAGTGATCATGAAGAAGGTAATAGAGAAATTTTTAATATTGGTAATGGCACTCAAGTTCAACTTATGGATTTTATAAAAGAGATCGAAACTAATTTAGGTAAAGAATCTATAAAAGAATTTAAACCTAAGCATCCAGCAGATGCTAAAGAAACCTGGTCTGATTGCACTAAATTGAGAGAATTAGGATATGAAGCTAAAACTCCAGTAAGTGAAGGCGTCAAACAATTTATTCAGTGGTATAGAAATTATTATGGGAGAAATATATGAAAACTATAATATATCAATACAGAGATGGTGAAGAAACAAGTGAAAGTGAATATAGTGTTCGATGCATGAAAGAATATGCTGATAGAATAGGATCTGAATATCTATATGAACATAATCCTAAATTTGTAACTAATCTTGGTTCTTTTTCTTCTCATTATGGTTCTTTTAAACCAATTTATACAGATATGTTTCATGAATATGATTATGTAATGTATGCAGATACTGATGTATTCCCAGTAGATGGATTAACAGAAAATATATTCGATCAATTTAAAGATACTGATATAGAACTAGGAATCTGTGAAGAACATAATGCTCCAGAAGTAAGAACTAAACATACTATCGCTGGTATTAATAATGAACGTGATGAGGTATGGGTAAAGAGAATAGAAGATCTTTATAATGTTAAATTACCTAGAACCGAAAACAACTTACCTAAAGTTTATAATTCAGGAGTAGTTGTATATTCTAATTATGGTCTAAAGAAAGCAAAATATAAATTTCTTAAATTTGAATTATATCAGCAATTAATTGAAGGTACTGGTCTTCCGGCTTTCTATACATGTGATCAACCATATTTACATGCGATGTTAGAAATAGCGAAGATGAAATGGATTACTATGGATTATAAATGGAATAGTTCAGTTCATTATCAACCCGGAACAAAAGAACCTAGGCCTGTTGTTGATTTAAGAGACAATGCTAACTTTGTTCATGTGCAATTAGCAGGAGCAAATAATTTTGATGTATCAAAAATAACTAAAGTAGTTAACTTACCTGTGGAGGAATGGAATGAGTAATGATGATGAAATGGATAGTGATAGCTGGAGAAGATTACATAGATTATACTTATCTGATTATGATGAAGAAGATATAAAAAATGATGCTCATGATATATCTTATATTCATGAAGAAATTATAATTAAATTAGGAGAGTTGATAAAAGGCGGCGCTACTCCGATGCAAGTAGCGGGTGTATGTCAAGCTATAGCTGCTCAATTATATAAAAAATATCTTTCCACAGAAGAATTCGTAGAACTAATTGATATGGTAATGGAATCCGCATTAGGAACAGAAGATAAAGATAATAGAGTTTTACATTAGTGAAAAATATAATTATACAACATTGGAATGGTCCTAGGAAGGATTGGGATTTAGCAGCTGAAAAGAGTATGCGAATGTATGCTGATAAATGTAATGCTGAATATAAATTTTTAACAAAAGATCCTTATCCTGGTTATCCTAATTTCTTCCAAAAGATTTATATTATAGATGAAATATGGGATGAATATGATGACGTATTAATGTTAGATATCGATATGGTAGCTACAAAAAACTTTGATAATATATTTAATTATGAAGGGATTGGTCGTCTTCATTATAAAGGAATGGCTTCCTTAAATGGTAGTAGAACAGGTTCTGAAAATCCAAAGATATATATTAAAGGCGCACCAATATTTTTTGGAAATTGTATTAAACTTAATAAAGAAGAAAGAATAGCATTAAGACAGGATTTTGATCCTGCTTTCTTCTTACAACATAAAACTAATGCCAAGTATTCTTTAGTTGATGAAGCTGTATTATCATATCTTATTCATACAACTGGTGCTCTTAAAAATAAAAAAACATTAGAACTTCCTCATGATAGATTTTGTGATCTACCAGAAGAAGCCCATCCACAAGCATCATTACTTCATTTTTGTGGAGGTCGTAAGGATAACATTATTGCTTATGTGAAAAAGACCTACGGAGAAATATTTTGAAAAATTTAATTATTCAACATTATGTTGTCGGGAAACCCGGACTTGATCCTAATCGAAAGTTTGAAGGTGAACTACCTATGCTTGTAAATGCAAGTAGTAGAAATGTTCAAGCATATGCTAAAAGATTTAATGCTGATTATAAAATGCTAGATGGAACTCCCTTTAGAAATAACTTATCATATAAATGCCAGAAATGCGCTATTATAAACGCCGAATACGATGAGTATGATGTAGTAATAGCCTTAGATACAGATGTATTCTTTACTAAGAATTGTAATGAAAATATATTTTTAGAAAAAGGTATTGGGTATATGGGAGCAGTTCAAGAAAGACAAATACCAATGATCTCTCAACAATTTCTAGGAGCTGCATCTACACAAACATCTTTTTGGTCTGGTGCGGTTTATATAATGGATAGAGCTTTAAGAAAAAAACTTAGAGGTATATTAGAATCAAGTCCCTCTATGGAAAACATTATGAAAAAATTTGATGTAGCTAATGTATGGGATGAAGGTATTTTCCATTCGTTATGCTTTCAAGCAGGTGTTGGAAAAGTATCTATAGATCAAAAATGGAACTATGATAACTACTTGCCTAATCCTGAAAAATGTAATATAATACATGTAAGGCATAAACCTAAAACTAGAGATGAAAATTATCTTGATCTAGTTGATAATGGAATCATATAAATATACAAAAAGGATTGTAAATGGCCGACTCAGATTCATTTTTTGATATAGCATCTAAGGAATATTCCGGTAAACAAAGGGATGAACAAAATCCTGGTATTGATGCTATGCAAAGTCAAAATTGGAAAATCCAACCAGAAGTATTTTGTGGGATTATTACACTTATAAATGATACAGCAAGTTTAGCAGCTGCAAGAGCTGCTGTTGATTCTATAAGAAAATATAATAGTATGTTACAACCTTATATAATTCCAGCTGTTACTCCAGAAACTCTAGATGTTGAATTAAAATCTTTTCGAAAAACTATTAAAGATTGGACATATCCTTATAAGCCAGGTGATTCTAGAATTGATATAAAATCTGGAATGACTTTATCTGCCTACAATGCTAAAGATTATTTAAAAGTTGTATCGTGTCTGGTATCTCATATGAAATGTTGGAGAATGTCTCTTATGTTAAATACTACACTTGTAATTTTAGAACATGATGCTATTTTTACTAAAAAGTTTGATTTATTTAATGACATTTATGGTAGTGGAAGAGATACTAGTATAATACAATTAAACAATCCTTTAGGTGCTACAAGAAAATCACAAACGTTTTATGATGGCCTTCAATTACAATTAACTGAAACAGGAAATGACAATGAAGTAAAAGAAGGTTATACAAGACTATTAGATGCTCCATGGGTAGATACTGATAGGGTTTCTCCACAAGGCCTTGCTGGTAACTCTGCATACGTAATGAATCCAGGTCCTGCTTTTAAATTATTTAAGCTTATAGATGAACATGGGCTATGGCCAAATGATGCGATTATGTGTAAGCAATTATTAGGTGAGGGTATATTAAAAGTAGCGTATCCTCATTATACTAAATTACAAGGAGTTGCTTCTACAACACAAGGTTAATCATGAAACATTTTGTTATTACTATTATTGATAATGATCAATCCCATTTTGCTGCTGATAAATGCGTAGCGTCTGGAAAAAAATTCGGACTAGAAATAGATTATTATCAAGCTTTCACACCACATACTTGTTTTGATTTTATAGAAGAACATAAAATTAATACAGATCGATTTGAAAACAGTAAGTTTTCTAGAGAAGATAATGCAAGAGCAGCTTTTTGTTCTCATTTATCTTTATGGATGTATAGTGCTCAATCAGGAGAAGAAGTTACTATATTTGAACATGATGCTGTTATTATGGATTACTTACCAGAGATAGATCATAATGGATGTATTTCATTTGGTAAACCCTCTTATGGCCAATGGTTTGTACCACCTAATATTGGACGAAATAGATTAGTATCTAAAAGATACTTTCCCGGTGCTCATGCATATAGAATAAAACCTAAAGCAGCGCAGGTAATGGTGGATACAGCAATTCTCAGAGGAGCTCCTACTGATGTATTTCTAAACATAGAAACATTTCCATTTTTAGAAGAATACTATCCTTGGCCGGTAGAAGTAAGAGAAACTTTTTCAACTATTCAAAAAGAGGAAGGATGTAAAGCGAAACATATGTATAATGAAAACTATATTATTGAGGAGGTGTAATGACAGTCGCAGTCGTATGTGTTCATTGGGGCACTAAATTCCCATTAGATTATGTTTATAATTTAAAAGCAATGGTAGAACGTAATACTACTGTTGATCACAAATTTATATGCTATTCTGATAAAACAATTCCAGGAATAGATACAAAAATATTAAGACCTGGTTATGAAGGATGGTGGAATAAACTACAAATATTTGATGCAGCGCAAAAGTCTGCTGATAGAGTCGTTTATTTTGATTTAGATACATTAATTGTAAATAATATAGATTGGTTATTAGAATATAATAAATGGTTTATGGGTATAGAAGATGTAGGAGCTGTTAATAAACACCAACCTCACTTAAAAAACGTTTTACAATCAGGAGTGATGGCTTGGGATTTTAATGTAATGTCTCATGTATGGAATGAGTTTGTTTTATCTTATGATAGAGCCATTGATACATATAGAG